GCGGTCAATCCCCGCCTCCAGCGCCTTGCCAACAACTGGATGGAGCGCAATGACTGGTATGACCCGAGCGGAGCCGACGAGGACTCCCAGATTGCCAAAGTCATTGACAACCGCCTCGTTCAGGAGGGTTTCAACCCAGAAACTGAAGAGTATTGGCAGGAGTTAGACAAACGCTTACAAAAGCGCTTGCCCAATAGGTATACACTATCACAAGACGAACCAACCAGAAGGAGTCCTCCCAGAAGTGTAGTGACGGGGTCGGGCCGCGAGTCCAGTATCCGAGGAGGTGGAAACACCTTTGTGCTTGAGCCAGAACAGGTTCGGGCCATGAAAGATGCAGGCATGTGGGACAACCTTGAGAAGCGCAACCGCATGATTAAACGGTACGCGCAAGAAGCACGAAACAAAAGGAGCTAAACATTATGGATACACGTCTCAAAAAATCTCTGTCCGCAGGTGGACGCGAAACTCGCGCAAGTGAGGACGCCAGCCGTGCAGCCCCAGAGGGAAAGTTCATGTCAGCGCAGGAACGTCGAAAGATGTGGAGCGATGAGTGGACACAAAGTGCTTTGCCAAAAGTCCCGGAATTAGCGGGATGGCATCTTTGCTGGTTATCGACAACCAACAGCTACGACAGCATCGACAAGCGGATGCGACTAGGGTACGTTCCCGTGATGGCGGATGAGTTCCCCGGATTCGACAATTACCGCGTAAAGGCTGGAGAGCAGACTGGTTTTATTGCGTGCAATGAAATGATTCTTTATAAGCTCCCTATGGAGATTTATCAGGAAGCTATGTTGCAAATGCACCATGAGTTACCGATGGACGAGGCGGACAAAGTCCGGCTCCAAGTTGAGCAACTCCAAGGCAACCGCGATAGCAATGGCAAGTCTCTTGTCAACGTCGAAGGCGAAGGTTTTGGCGAGTTTGACCGGAACAATGTGAAACTTCCCGTGTTTTACGGGTAATTAACTTAGGAGTTACTTATGTCTTCGACAAATGCTCCGTTCGGTCTGCGTCCCTCTTTCCATCCGACTGGTTTGGATAGAGCGGTTGCGCTGACTGACGGTATTCTTTCGGGCTACACCTCGAATATTCTGAAGGGCCAACCCGTTGCTTTGAATAGCTCGGGTCAACTTATCATCGCTACCGCTGGCAGCGCCTACCAAGGTGCTTTTGCTGGTGTGCAGTGGACTGATACGACTGGCCGTGTGCGTGTTTCCAACTACTGGCCTGCGTCTACCGCGTATGTCGCTGGTTCGTGCATCGCGTACTACTACTCTGACCCGAACATCGTTTACGACATTCAGGCAGATGGCTCGTTGGCCCAAACCTCCATTGGAGACCAAGCCAACTTCAGCAACATCACCGCTGGTTCTGCAACCACTGGTCTGTCGCAATGCACCATCTCTACGAGTTTGGTGGGTTCGAGCGCTGTTGGTGATTTGCGAATCATCAACCTGTCGCCCGGTGTCGATAACGCTTGGGGTGATGCATACACCGTGGTACAGGTTCAAGTGAGCCGAAGCCAGTATGTTGCCACCATCAACGCTATTTAAGGAGGTCTAAAAAATGGCTGCTCCAATGAGAAGTACGGACTTCCGTTCGATTGTTGAACCAATCCTGAACGAATGTTTCGACGGTGTTTATGACCAGCGTACCGACGAATGGTCACGGGTTTTCCGTGAGCAAGACGGTATCCCCCGCAACTACCACGAAGAGCCTGTCCTGTACGGATTCGGCGCTGCGCCTCAACTGCCTGACGGAACTCCTGTTTCGTACCAGCAGGGCGGCGTACTCTTCCTCCAGCGCTATGTGTACAACGTGTATGGCCTTGCCTTCGCGTTGACCAAAGTTCTGGTTGAAGACGGCGACCACATCCGCATCGGTCAGGTCTATGCTCGTCACTTGGCTCAGTCTCTCATCGAGACCAAAGAGACCCTGTGCGCGAACATCCTGAATCGTGCGTTCAACTCCAGCTACCCCGGTGGCGATGGCGTGTCTCTGATTAACACCGCTCACCCTATCGTGAACGGTACCTTCAGCAACCAACTCGCTACCGCAGCAAATCTGTCGCAGACCTCCTTGGAGCAAGCGCTTATCCAGATTCGCCAAGCTGTGGACAACAACGGCAAGAAGATTCGTCTGGTGCCCCGCCAACTGGTGGTCGCCCCCGGCAACGTCTTCCAAGCCGAAGTGCTGTTGAAATCGGTTCTGCGTGCTGGCAACGCCAACAACGACATCAACCCCATCAAGTCCATCGGCTTGCTGGACGAGGGTGCCGCTGTTCTGTCGCGTTTGACCTCCGCAACCGCATGGTTTGTTCAGACCGACACTCCCGAGGGCATGAAGCTCTTGATGCGTCGTAAGCTGGAGAAGACTATGGAAGGCGACTTCGAGACTGACTCGATGCGCTACAAGGCAACTGAGCGTTATATCCCCGGATATACCGACCCACGCGCCATGTACGGTACGCCCGGACTGTAAAGTCACAAGGCTTTGGGGGGCTGGGCCTTGACCACCCCCTAACATTTTTCAACATCGGTCAAACTTTTCAAGGAGCAGACCATGCCTCAATTTTCAGACGACCTATTCTTAGGCCCAGCCGAGACCTACATGGGTACTGGCTTGCGCAACTACTCCACTACCGCTACTGGCGGCACTGGTGGCGTTTCCTCTTCCACCCTGACCATCACCGCAGTGGGCTTCGGCGCACCAATCGTGGTCGGTATGTTTGTTGACGGCACCAGCGTGACCGACGGCACCTACATCACTGCCTTCGGCACTGGCGTGGGCGGCACTGGCACCTACACGCTGAACCAAGCCATCAACATTGCAAACACGACTGCGCTGACCTTGCATGACTTGGAGCCTTTTGACAATCCTGCGCCTATGAGCTTGGGTATTGGCCCGCTGGGTCGCATCTACGTCTGGGATGTGGTTCCTCAAGCCGCCGTGGCAAACAATATTGCCGCATCGCAAACCCCTGCCGCCGCTGGCGCATTGACGCTGACTGCTGGAACTAACGTGAAGTCAGTCACCACAACCTCTGGTGCTTCTGCGTTTTCGCTTGATGTTCCTCGCGGTATCAGCGTGACGACTGCAACTGCCGCTGTTGCTACGCTGTCAAGCGTTGCAATTACTGGCACTGGCGGTCAAATCTCCTTCACTTCGCAAGCAGGCTTGGTTACTGGTCAGCGTTTGACCATCTCTGGTACTTTGGGTGGTACAGGCACTATCACTGGCTACACCAACCCAACAACCTACATCCTGACCGCTGTAACAACGACTACCGCAACCTTGACCACCACGGCAGGCGCGGCAGTTGTGACCACCGCAGGCACACCAACAGGTTTGACCTACACCTTGGGCGTGGCTCCTGTAACCGTGACTGTTTCAGGTTTTGACGTTTACGGTCAAGCGATGAGCGAAGCAATCACTTCCAGCGCCGCTGTAAGCACTGCTGTGAATGGTTTGAAAGCCTTCTACCTTGTCACTTCTGTGTCGGTAAGTGCCGCTACTGGTACGGCTCTGACTGTTGGCACAACCAACGTGTTGGGTTCCCCAGTTCGCGTAGCCAACATTGCTTATGTGGCAAGCGTCAAGAGCAACAACACACTGGCGCAAGACGCTGGTACGTTTGTGGCGGCTGACACCAATACCGCTACGACCACCACTGGTGACGTTCGCGGCACCTACACCCCTGCCACTGCGTCGAACGGTATCGTTCGCACCGTGATGGGCATCCTGCTTCCCGCTATTGCAGTCGGCCCGAACGCTACCCGCGTTGGTGCCCTCGGCGTCACCCAAGCATAAGGAGTAAATCATGGGCCAATTCAAACCAATGGTCAAAATGATGACCACTGAGCCTTCAGTCGAACTGAAGCTCAAAAAAGGTGGCAGCGTCAAGAAAGCCGATGGCGGCATGATGGGCGCTATGCAGCCTATGGCGCGTCCTATGGCCGCTATGCCTGCCCGTGGCGGCGCACCTGCGGTTGCTACCCCTATGGCTCCTTCCTTGGCCGCTCGTCGCCGCGCTATGCGCTCGATGGGTGCTGGCCCCTCCGCTCCTGTTGGCTTGGCAGCAAGCCGCATGATGAAAGAGGGCGGCAAGTCTGACAAGATGCAAGACAAGGCCATGATTAAGAAAGCCTTCAAGCAGCACGACATGCAAGAGCATAAGGGTGGCAAGGGCACCAAGCTGGCCTTGAAGAAGGGCGGCGACATGTCATGCGCTACTGGCGGCGCTATTCCTAGCGAGTCTTCGTCTGGCAGCTACGCAACCACCAAGGTCTATCAAGCCAAGGCTGACAAGTCGCCCGCCAAAACTGGCGGCGTGAAGAACGGCAACGCTGGCGGCTTCAAACGTGGCGGAGCCATGAAGAAGATGGCTACTGGCGGCGTGGTGAAGGGCCAAGCTGGCTACGCAACTGGCGGACGCATTCCTTCGGAAAGCACCTCCGGTTCACCTGCCACGACCATTGTGGACACTGGTAAGTACGACAACGCACCCGCCAAAACTGGTGGTGTGAGCAAAGGCAATGCTGGTGGCTTCAAGCGCGGAGGTGCAACAAAAAAGCACTTCGCCACGGGGGGCAGTGTTAATAGCGCTGGTTCTGCCGTGGCAATGCCGCAAGGTCGCAAGCCTATCCCCTCTCCTGTTGAAATCACTCAACTGGCTGGAACCTACAAAAAGGGCGGCAAAGTCGCTCCGGGTAACCGCCAGTTGCAGGCAGTCAACAAGATGGAAAACGCTACCGCGATGCGCCAAGCCAAGATGGACAGCAACCTGAAGTACGGCCCAGCCAACAAGCTGAAGCTGGCAGAAGGTGGTTCACCCAACGACAAGTACGTTCTCAAAGACCCCAAGGCTGTGACTGACAAGGAAAGCCGTGAGCTTGAAGAGGCGTTGAACCCGTTGAGCATGGTGAAAGAGCTATACAACAAGGCGCGTGGCGCATTTGGTGGTCAAGGCTCCATGACCGACAAGGAAAAAGGCAGCGTCACCAAGACCAAGGAGTCTGTGACGGTCTCCCCCGGCAAGAAACGCGGCGGGCGCGTTTGTTAAAAACGAGTGGGGGCTTCGGCCCCCGCTTTCTTTGGAGATTCCTATGAGTACATTGACCAATGTTTTCTCGGCGCACGCTGATGCGACTGGGACTATTTACGCTGGCGCGGCAAACCTTGCTGGGTATCAGGCGCTGTCTGGCGGCACTGCTGGCGAAATTATTTTTCGTGATGGCGGGGCAAGCGGCACTGTTCGTTTGCGTTTTAACATCCCAGCAAACACAAACAATCCGTTTGCCAATATTATCCCCGGTAACGGTATCCGCTTCACCACAAATATCCATGTCACATTGCCCGGTACTGCGGCAGTGACTATTTTCTGCGGCTAATCATGCCAAGCAAATCACCTTCCCAACATCGTTTGATGGAGGCGGTTGCTCACAACCCCTCTTTCGCTAAGAAGGTTGGCATCCCTCAAAAAGTTGGCAAAGAGTACGCTCGTGCTGACGAGGGAAAAAATTTTAAAGGAGGCGGCTTGTATGACAACATCAATGCAAAACGTGAAAGAATCGCTGAAGGCTCTGGTGAAAAAATGCGCCGAGTGGGCAGCAAAGGTGCGCCAACGGCTGAAGCCTTCCGAGAGTCAGCCAAAACCGCCAAACTGAAGAATGGTGGCCCGAGCTTGGCTATTGGCCGTGGTGAGAAGTTGCCCGCCAAACAAGGCGCAGGACTGACCGCAAAGGGCCGCGAGAAGTACAATCGTGAGACTGGTTCTAACCTGAAGGCTCCCCAGCCAGAAGGTGGTTCAAGACGCGATTCTTTCTGCGCCCGAATGGGGCCAGTAGCTGAGAAAAGCGAGAAGGGAAGCCGCTCAAGGGCTTCAATGCAACGGTGGAATTGTCCCGGCTGGTAAGGAGCAATCATGGCGTACAAACCAAACCCTGACCGCAAAGTCGTGAACGGAAAAGCTGTTGTCTCCGCAAATGAGCTTGCGGATTTCCAAAAGCAATACGGCAGCGACAAGACCCTGCGCGACCTGCTGAACGCAGACAAGGGCTTGTCTCGGAAAAAAGAATCGGAAGACCTCCCAAAAACCACGGATGCAAAGGTAAGAATGAGTCGGCAATCTGGCCCACCGACTACAACCCAAGGCGCTACATACCCCAAGCCTTCAATTGAAGAAGGTGGCATCAAATCAAAAAGCAGGTCTAGCTGGGATTCAACTTTTGGCGAAGACGCGGAGGCAGGGTTCAAAAGAGCAGCACGCGGCGACAGCCCGTTTAATGACGCCCTGATGAGCGCTGGCAAGGCAGGCATTGCGTTGGAAGGCGGCAAGCTGCTTGGGCCAGCGGGAAGAGCATTGGGCGCGGTAGCTAAAAAGATGGTATCTGAAGACCGTCCTTCGCCTAGTTTTCTCCGCGAAAAAGAACAACCATTCAGCAAGTTTGACACCCTTACCCCGGAAAACCAAGCGGCGTCTCAGGCTTACCGCAATGCTTATGACGACAGGCCGGGGCCGATGAAAAAAGGTGGCGCTGTGAAGCAATACACCAAAGGTGGAAAAATTAACCTTGGTGCATGTGGTGTATCCACCCATATGCCCAGCAAGAAAAACGCTAACTGGTAGGAGAAAATTATGGCTGATGCTGCATATGAGTTCAAAATTTTGCAAAACCCCACAAGCGGTGAAAAGCAATTTTTGTACACCAACACCTTGACTGGCAAAAAGATTGAGTTGCCAGACCAAGCCACCTACGACAAGTTTAAGTCCAAATACAACGCGGCAGCAGACACTGCTTATTCTGATTCGATTGCGCAACAAGATAAAGAGTACGAAGAAGCCACCTCTGCGCCAAGCGACCTTGACAGCTACGCAAGTTCCGTGCGCAGTAAATATGGAATAAAGCCTTTTGGTAAAGCCGCTGGCGGAAAAATCAGTCTTGGCGATTGCAAGGTCAACACGACCTCAAAGAACAAAGCCTCTCCAAATTGGTAAGACATGGCCTACTCTGGAACCACTGGCACTACCGTCATAACGGTACAGACCCTGATTGACCACGGCGCTCGTCGCTGCGGCAAGCTGGCGGAGGAACTGACTTCGGAGCAGGTGCTGTCTGCCCGCGAGTCGCTGTTCTTCCTGCTGTCCAACCTCATCAACATCGGCATCCAATACTGGGCCATCGACAAGAAGGTCTACGGCTTCACGGCGGACAAGTACATCTATGACCTACCTCTGGGTGGCAACGATGTCCTAAACGCCCTGTACCGCTGGATGGACAGGCCCAATGGCTCGTACACCTCTTCTGCTGGCGGCACGGTAGCCAACCTGTACGACAACAACGTGGAGACCATCTGCACGCAGACATCGGCCAACGGCAACATCTCCATCACCTTCGGCACGGCCAACCCCATCTATGTCGGCTCCATTGGGTTCCTGCCCGCAGCGTCGGGCACATGGTCAATCATCTACGAATACTCGATTGACGGAAGCACTTGGCAGACCCTCGTGGACTTGGGAAGCATCGTCGTGGTCAACAACGAGTGGGTGTGGACAGACATCGACAACGGGCAGAACGTCGGCTTCTACCGCATCCGCGCCTACAGCGGCACCACACTGAGCCTGCGCGAACTGTACTTCGGCAACAACTCTACCGAAATCACCATGTCACGCTTGAACCGCGATGACTACACCAACCTGCCCAACAAAAACTTTACGGCCAACCAGCCGTTCCAGTTCTGGTTCAACCGCACCATCCCGCAGTCGCAAATATGGCTGTGGCCGACCCCGCAGAACGCCTTCTACCAAATGACCGTGTGGTACTCGCGCCAAATCATGGACGTGGGCGACCTGTACGGCGAACTGGAAGTGCCGCAGCGCTGGTACATGGCCGTTTTGAGCATGTTGGCGCACCAGATGTCTCAGGAGTTGCCCGGCGTGGGATTAGACCGGATTCAATACCTTGAAGGACAGGCCGCAAAGTACCTGTCGATGGCCGAGGAAGAGGAGCGCGACAAGTCGCCAATCTACTTCGCCCCCAACATTTCTGTGTACACACGGTAATGCCCATCTTCCTTGACACCCTTGGCAACTCCACTCTGTCCATCGCCATCTGCGATAGGTGCAAGATGAAGCGTGCCCACTCGGTGATGAGGAATGACCCCAACTTCCCCGGCTTGCGGGTGTGCAACGAAGGCTGCGCAGACCAGATTGACCCGTACCGCCTCGCCGCAAGGAAAACAGAGCGCATCAACATCCGTTTCCCGCGCCCAGACGCAAGCGTTGCTGCGAACGATGACTACCTGCTGACTGGCGGCAACAACGAGTTTTACATCTCCACTGAGCAGAATACGCAGACGCCTACGCAGACGGGGAACAAGGATACGATTGCACCCAGCCCACCTAGCAATACGAGTACATAATGTCCGCACAAGTCACAATTACCCAACTGCCGCAGGCTGGAGCAATTACTGGCTCTGAACTTGTCCCCATCGTCCAAAATGGGGTCACGGTACAGACCACCACAAGCGCAATTGCTGGGTCTCCAACGCAGACCTACACCTACCTGACGGTCACACAGACCCCACAGTTAGCGAACAGCCGCTATGTCGGCGTCACCAACGGACTGGTCATCACCGACGGCGGCGCTCAGGGGCTGTTCAATATCAGCACCACAGGCGCTTTGCTGTCGCTGGTGAACTCTGGCACTGGCTTTCAGGTAAAAACCGACGCAACGACCCTTACACCCCGTTCTATCGCCGTTTCTGGCAACGGCTTGTCCATCTCCAATGGCAGCGGCGTGTCTGGCGACCCGACCATCGCCTTGACGGGGCAGGTTGCAAACCTTGCCAATGTCAGCGCCAATGGCCTGTTGACCATCACCACGGCAGGCGGAATTAGCGCAACGTCAATTTTGGGCACCTCCAGCCAAATTTCAGTCACCAACGGCGATGGCATCAGTGGCTCCCCGACCATTGCTTTGGTAAGCAACCCAATACTCCCCGGTACAGGCTCCGTCACGGTTCCAGTGGGCACATCGGGACAGCAGCCTGCTTCTTCTGCCGTGGGTATGGTTCGGTACAACACCTCAACATCACGTTTTGAGGGGTATCAGGGCAGCGCTTGGACAAACTTTGGGACTGGCGATGGGACAGTCACAGTGGTGACTGGGACAGCAGACCAAATCAGCGTGGCATCAGGCACAACAACTCCTGTTGTTAGCTTGGCGTCCAACCCCGTAATACCGGGCACTGGTAGCCTTGTCGTTCCCGTAGGAACTACTGGGCAGCGTAGCTTAGGGCCAGTCAACGGAATGTTCCGGTACAACAGCAGCCTTGGGTTGTTTGAGGGCTACATCAACGGCGCGTGGACGAGCCTTGCCTCTGGCTCTGGCGTAACGTCTGTCGCCACAGGCACGGGCCTTACTGGTGGGCCTATTACTTCGACGGGAACTATTGAAATTGCCAATACCACCGTAACTGCTGGCTCCTATGGCTCGTCTACTCAAGTCGGAACTTTTACGGTAAACGCGCAAGGCCAACTGACTGCCGCGTCCAACGCCACTATCACGGCCAGCGGCATCGGCGCGGTGGAGTCGGTCAGCGGAACTGCAAACGAGATTACCTCCACAGGCACGACTGCCGTCACGTTGAGCCTGCCAAGCGCTTTGACGTTCACCGGAAAGACGGTGACGGGTGGCGCTTTCAATATGACATCGGCTACCGTGGGGTCGGACACCGTCACCACGA